GCTTATACCGCCACGCTTAAGCGCCCGATTAATTGGAACTTTAACAAGATGCTGTGCATGTAAAGACACGTTTGATGACTGGTATGTTAAACCTACACCGTTAAAATGATAGTTATATATAGAATGTCCACTTTTACCAATGAAATAAGTATCATTTAAATAGGTAATAGGCTTGCAATGGTCGATTGTTCCATATGCAGATTGCTGACGGATTGAAAAAGTAGATGGTGTCAATCCTACTGCTTGATCTTGCGGGGCTGCGAATTCGTCCGTTTCAGTGAAAACTTCCAACTGTTTACCGCCGTTCATCCATAGCACGCGCCCCGCTCCACTCTCTCCGAGAGTGTATATAATTGCCTGGTTATCCAAGCCTGTACCAACGTCAAAATTTACAAAGTCATTTATCCAGCTACCATATAGCGCAGATTGTTGCGTAGGAGTTGCAGCAAACCATAGTCTTGATTGGTAGAAAACAACGCAAGCAGGATAGCCAAGTGTAGGCGTCCATAGAGGTTGCCTAATAGAATATTGTGATCCGATTGTCGGCATGTCTGCATTAGGTGCAAACTGTACGCCGACATCTCCGGTGATCGTCGTCTGTCCTGGGCCAGGGACGTTAGGCTGAACATTTGTTATGTATCCGTTACCTATTGGCGCTTCAACGCTTTTTCCAGCGCTGATAACTTGGCCATTAATCCAATCTGTTGTGAATAATGCACTGATAACCATCGTGAACGTGGTCGCTGTGCTCGTAAACGTTACGCTCGCATTGTTGTAATCGACTTTATTAAAGTCAAATACTGGAGGCTTCTTGATTACCAAAGGAGCATAGTAGAATGTGCCGGACTCTTTGTAGATTCTGGCTTGAGGATATTTTTGATGTGTGAATATCAGTACGTTTGTGTCGCTGTCATAGTCCAGGTCTCGCAAGTCTGCTGACACATAAGGCGTCACTAGCGTAGTGATAAACGTTAATGCCGTTCCAGTGTATTGGTAAACTGACATTTTAAGATTTGCTGAGATAATCAGATAATGGTTATTATCATTATCCATAAACTCGTATATTTGACCATTAGGGTCAGTTAAGCCAGCAAGGCCAGTATCCAATAAGCGCTTAGACCCAGGACGTTTGCGTGCCAATCCAGTAGTCCCGACAAGCATATTTTTAAGCGACTGCGCAGCACTGAGATATGCTTCAACGTCTGTGCGCTTCCACATAGATAAGTCAACTTCGCCCATCGTGAACATGGTTTGTCTAGGCAAGGTCATATGTATGTTTGCCTGTCGTAATCGTTGAATGGCGCTGTTTCGACATAGCGTTCCATGTCGTTAAGCAGGATAGCCGCAGTTATCTTGTCCATGTATAAGCCGGACAATGTGCGTGTGAGATTTTGATCTTGAGTTATTACCATGCAACGTCTGAACGCAAGATATAAACTTAATGCTTGAAAGAATAGCGGGGTAATTACACTATAATCTGTAGCATTAGATACATAGTAGTACTGCATAGGCTTTGAGTTAGTACACAGTAAGCCGTCTATGATGCGATAGTAGAATCCGAAGTTAGTACTTTGCGGGCTGAATCTATCCATTCGCGCATAGTCAGGCGGCAACTGGTAACTATAAACAAAGTCAGGTGAGAATGATTGACTCAACGGATTGTTATCCTTGACAAATTTTATCAAGAAATTCCAATCCGTCTTAGTCATAAGCTCTTGCATGAAGCCATCAACTGCCGCACTCAATATTTGCGAGTCAGCGGACTGGTCAAGCGCCTGAACTGCCTGCCGTCCCAGCTCATTAAGCGAAGCATTGACAACATCAAGTTTGCTTGGCATAGGTTATGCCCAAGCAACTAAGCTATAGTCACTACCAGCTACGACAACATAGAATCGACCAAGTGTTGAAGTCGTTCCGTTGTCATCATGATTTACAAAAAAGATGTCATTAGCTTTGATTTCATTACGAGCCGCTAGGTCATTTAAGTATCCTACGGCGGTAATGGTAGCCAATGAATCAGGTGTACAAGCACAATACACACGAGGCGCACGGCCTGGCACACCTTGAATAGCTGGGGCTAAAGTTTGAAAGTTAGACATGGCTTAAGCTCCTGTGGCAATTTGTGCTGTTAATAACGCAATACCGTTGTACTGAATGATCAATGAGCCTGAGGTCATGATTGTCAGCAATTCCCATCTATCTTGATGTTGTAACCAAGTTACAGAGGTACGGATATCACGGTTATAGCTTTGCACAATTGCGTCCTTGTGTACAACGGGAACCAAGTAGGTATCAGTACCACCGCCAGAGGTGTGAGGTATTCTGTTGATACCGTTTTCACCAATTGCACGGATGTCAGTACCTAAGTAGCTCACAATTCTGTTGTCTGTTAATGGCTTGACAGCGTTGTAGAAAAAGCTGACGACTTTGTCATCATCATACATTGATTTCTTCATGCGCGCTGGCATCCACATGGAGACGCTGTAGTCTTGAACGTCAACACCTTGGCTTTCCAAGTAGCTAAGCGCTTGCGCCATTTTGCCTTCGTTCACGCCAACGTTAGCGCCAACGTTTGCCGCGACAGTATAAATACTTCCTACGTTAGGATCGCCAAAGATCGCATTGATTTTTATGTAGTCATCCATACGAGCAGCAGCTTTAGCATGCAACTTAGCATGAATAACGATCTTGTCGTAGTTGAATAAGGTCTTTTCACCACCACCGATAACGGTTTTTAACCTAAAGTCAGTCGTTTGGACTTGACGGTTAGTTTCAACAACGTTAGTGACTGGGATGTCGGTAGGTGCAAAGTTTGATGATTGCATTTCGATCAAGTCAGAAACAGGCACATTTAAGGTAGTACCAGTTGTCCCATGACGTTCTTCGATTGTGTCTTGTAATCTGCGATCATTTTGATATCTGACTTGTACTTCGGTATCAAACAACTGCATCGCAGCGGCTAAGGAAATTTGGTCTGACATGATAGTCATCTCCGCAATAAGTAGAATTTGTTTAGGTTTTTAGCCTTAGACAGGTTACCCATTGCGGGGCTGTTGGTCGGCAAGATGCAAGGTTGCCATGAAGGGCTTGCGTATGTGTATAGTGTAGATCATTTTATACACATAACGCAAGTAGGTGATTATTGTGCGCCAAAGCCTCTTGAGTGTCCTACTTCTTCAGCGAGTTTAATGTATTTGTTGCGATTGCGTTCAGTTGGGTTCTTTGTATATTCGGCACGGGCTTTCATCATTTCATCATGACCGTCATATTTTGGTGCTGGCGTGTGTCCAGTTGCACCACTCATTCCAGGTGCGGAACTGTTTAACAATTGTTCACGGTGTTTTAATGCGTCGCTCATAGCTGTCTTGTCCTTAATTAATGTGTTTAAAACGGCCTCTTGTAGTTTCTCAGGATAGTAGTTTTTAACGTAGTCCGTAACAAGGTTTAGCTCCGTTTTGTCGATTGCGTTTTTCGCATCTTCAAATTCTTTGCGTTGTTGCATGATACGCGATTGCATTTCACGCGCGGTTTTGCTGAATTGATCTTGATTAAGCCCTGCTTGTTTAGCAATGCGCTCAATCTCTGCTAGCTCGTTCCCAGTCAATGCAATGTCATCAGGCTTTTGGTAGGTTTCCGGTATCTTAGATAGTGACTCTATTCTGCTGTGCAGCTCTTTGTTCTCGTTAAAAACTTTAGCGCTATTTTTATATGCTTCCTCAAGCGCTTCTACGGTTTGGTATTTCCCAGCGTATAGACGTTGTTCTCCCTGTGTATCTTGTGCTTGCTTCTCATCACTCATTCTTTAACATCTCCAGATTACGGTTTACGACGTCCAGGTCAATGAGTATGTCCCTAATCCATGATCTACGACCATCTACCCACGCAAACAACGGCGCGGTTGGTTCCGGTGTATTCATGCGTAAAATTGATTCTTTCATATCATACAAAAACTCTTTTCCTGCTTCGGTAAGCTCAAAGAGTTTATATACATTGTATTGCATTTGATCAATCTTTTCTTCTTCGAGTAGCTCGCGCAAGTCATCTTGAATCATATTGTTATACCTTGATATTTTGGCAATTCAACCTTAGCGCCTTGTGTAGTTGCCGCTGGCAATGGCGAAGGCTGTTGGGCTTGCTGTTGTTGTAGTTGCTGCAAGTATTGTTGTATTTGGTCTTTAGTCGCAAATAGACGAGGATTAAGCGAGAATGCTTGCGTTAGCCAGTCGTTAACTTCTGCGATATTAGTAGTCGCAACCGCTGAACCTGCGCCGTAAAATTGTTGTTTAAGCTGCATGTTACTAACAAAGTTTGATATGTCCTCACGCGCCTGAACGTCGGCAAGCGGTGAGCGGAAGTCAAAGACAAAATGATTTGAGCTTAGCGATAACCTAAGATCACGGTTTTTAGTGAGTAACTTACGCTCGTTGAGTATCTTGGCAGCTACTTCATATATTTGTCGTGGCTGTTCATTGATCAATCTGCTGATGTCAGTTGACGCTGTACGTTGCGCACGTGCTTCGCGATAGCCAATTTCCGTCGCAGAACGCACCGGAGATTGAAGCTCGCCAAGAGGGTCAACCTGAAAACCTTTCTGAATGACTTCTTGCAAGTGCAAAATCTTTTGATGAACCTCAGGAAATACAGGCATATTAAGCGCTTCGAGCGGATTACGACCGCCAGGATTACGCGCAATCAATGCACCAGCCCATTGTCGGACGCTGTACGGATTGAAGAACTTGTCGGAGTCATAAAACATTGGCGGGTTTGCTTTGAAAGCGATGTTTTTCCGGTCATCACGCACCATGCGGTTCAAGTCTACAATAGTTGGTATCATATCAATACCAACGCCTCGACCTTCAGACTCGCCAGGACGAACGCGGTCACGGAATATGATTATTTGCGGATAGGAACTGTTACGCTCCCATAGCAGTGACTCGTTATCTTCTTCGAGCGTTGCATAGATGTAGTATTGCCCGTGTTCTTGCAATGGTATTTGACCATACACCACTATGCTTATATTGTTTGGGTTCTCTTGTAACTCACCTCTACGCTTACCTCGGTACTTCGGAAACGCTTCAAGTATGGCGCGATTCGTCATCTTGCACTGATACCACGCTGTCGAGACTAGATCATCGCTTGAGTATTCTATATATAGCGCAACGGAAGGAATAGACCTAAATACAATCGGCTCGTCATCACTTTTTGACTCAACCCATACGGCTCCAGTCCCACCGATTAAATCCAGATTAGAGCCAGCAATCACACGGTGCAAGTTACTGTTTTCGAGATAGAGCAGTATGCGATCATTGATCTCGGACATGGTAACTTCATTTTGCGTGATCTCGTCATTTGAAAACTTTGCCTTGTTAAACTCCAGTGATCCCCACTTTCTACGCGCTGGAAGTAGCAAAGAGTGCAGGTCATTAGCACGCTGATAAGCTGCCAGCATAGCCGTGTTGTCATATATCTGGACGGTATTTGGCTTACCATCGTCTCTATAGTTCCACTTTATGTTAAACGCATCACGATCAGGGATGACGTAAAAGTATAAATCCTTGTACAGCCCAAGCCATCGGTCTTTGTACTGCTTAGCCTCTGAGTATCGGCGATTTAATTCGCTAAGTGATGTCGTCATAGGATTTCATTCTTATTGACTTGCGCCTGTTCAGGAAACCCAAACTTGCGATCTTGTGACTTGATAAAGTTAATGCGCTCATGAAAAAGTTGCTGACGTTTGCGCTCAATGTCTGCGTTAGTTTGCTGCAATTGTTGATTAAGCGCGTCATTACGCTCGTCTGAGTCAAACATTCGTGTCGTCTCCAACTGGCCATTATTTCAAAGTTTGTTCTTTTATCGCTCAACAGTCGTTTATATAGGTGTCTAGGATTGAGCGTGTACGCGATTTCTACGCCTGCAATCTGTGTCATTATGTTGTTACACGCCTGTGGCATTAAGAATTTGAACTTGTAACACTTCTTGCGTTGCACAGAAACAGCCACTATTGCCGTTATATGTTCAATCTTTCGCAAGTTGCGAAATAGCGCCTCGGCGTCTTTAACGCGCAAAACGCGGCACTCAAAGCCACGTGACCCGTACTCGTGCCATATCCAGCTATCACCGTCATACGTGATCACATTGACATGCACAAACTCATCGCTAAACACAAACTTGCGTTGTAAGCCTTGGCCTTGATTGCTAAAAACAAAAAATGCTAGCACTACTTTTTACGCATCTTGCTAAGCGTTTGCGCTAGTCTTGCACGACGAGCCAGCGTAGGGTTCTTTGATTTCGCAGCCTTAGCGATCTTTTTAGCGGGAATCTTTTTGCCCATCGGCACGCCTAACTCTTTGTGCAGTGCGCCCTTATGCTTGATAGCCTTTTGAATCCACTTCTTAGCCATGCTCTACTCCGCAATAGTCTTATCTTGTTCAATGGGTGGTTGCTCGATCGCAACGTCAGCAGTCTTTCCGATTAACACCTGCTCTAAATGCGCGATCTTTGCTTCGATCTTTTCGATGATGTCCCCGTTAGCGCCGTACTCTGCACGATGCTCACGCTCAACAAGCCACGTTAACGCCTTATGATCTTTAGCACCATGTGCCTCAATCATCTTTAAACGGCGCTCAAGTTTCTCGTATTGTGCTTTTCTTAAACGCTCGCATAATGTTGCGTAAATAGTTTGACGACCTTCCATGACATCTTCGCGCCCCATAGCCCACCATCGGCGAAAAGTTGCTTCATGCACCCCGATCGCATGAAAACAATTCTGCAAAGTAGCCCATTCTCGGATAGCTTTTTCCATGTACTCTATGGTCAGGGGCTCTAGCTGTCTAGGTTTTGGGCGTACAACGTCGTCGGTCATGCTTTGTTA